AGAGTTGTAGAGATATTCTCTTTGGCTAAAAGTTCAGTTACTGAAACAGCGGAGGCAATACGCGGATTAGCTACAAAATGGAAAGTACTAAATAGCAATATTATTGCCGATGAGGATGGAGTCGGTGGTGGTGTAATAGATATTCTTAAATGCAAAGGATTTGTAAATAATTCACGTGCATTAAAAGAAGAGAATGTTATAGTAGAATATCAAAATCTAAAAACACAATGCTATTATAAATTAGCTGATAAAATACAAAACAATGGTGTTTATATTTATTGCTCGGATGGAACGGTACAAGATGACATTATAAAAGAATTAGAACAAGTCAAAAGAGATAAGATTGATAATGATGGAAAACTAAGGATGGTGCCCAAAGAAAAGGTAAAAGAATTTATAGGAAGGTCACCAGATTATTCGGATGCTTTAGCTTTTAGAATGTATTTTGAATTGTCTCCTAAGTTTTTTACATTCTAATTTAGAATTATTATAAATAAAAACTATATCTTTGAAAACAAATATTATACAATAATGGCAAAAAGTAGACTTTCTTTAGCTTGGGATGTGCTTACAAATCCTAATAAAAACCTTTTTAACGAAAGCATTTATAAAATGGTTGGAGGTTTAACAATGACTTATAACCGAGATTTAGAAACGTTATTAGTTAAAGGTTATGGAGAAAATCCAGACGTTAACGCAATTGTAAATCAACAGGCTTCTAAGACTACAAGTGTGCCGTATTGCGTTAAGAAAATAGAAAATGAAGATGCATATAAAAAAATAAAATCCTTTCCAAATAACATATCTTTTCAGCAAAAACAAATAATTAATAAGCTAAAAAGAAAAGCATACGAAAGCGATACCGAAATGCCAATGCCTTTAAAGCGTCCTAATGTCAATCAAACTTGGAACGATATATTTTTCTTGTATAAACTTTACTTAAAGGTATGCGGTAATGTTTATTTATATAAAATGGCACCAAAAGACGGTATAAATGCAGGGCAACCTTTACAGTTGTACATACTCCCATCTCATTGGATGCAAATAGTTTTAAAATCAACTGCTAATGTTTTAGGGATTGAAAACCCAATTGATTATTATATCATGGAGCAAGGCAATCAATTTGTAAGATTTGAAGCTGATAGCATTATTCATATAAAACGTTCAAATCCTTTTTATAATCAAAACGGTTCACATCTTTATGGTTTTAGTGAATTAATGGCGGCTATTAGAAATATAAACAGTTCTAACAATGCTATTGATAACAATACAAAAACAATGCAGAACAGCGGAGTTTATGGTTTCATTCATTCAGGGGATGGAGCGACTCCTTTAACGGCTGAACAAGGTCAGGCTTTAAAAGACCGCTTAGTTGAAATGGACAACAATACCACAAGGCTTTCAAACATTGCTGGTGCAAGTGCTAAATTAGGTTTTACACAAGTAGGATTAACAACCGATGAGTTAAAGCCGTTTGATTATTTAAGCTATGACCGTAGAACTTTGGCAAATTCATTGAATTGGAATGTAGATTTATTGAACGAAGAACGAAACGGTACAGGATTTGGAGTTGATACCATGAATGAGGCACGTAAAAGAGTTGTAACCGACAATATCAAACCCGATTTGGATTTGTTAGCTGAATACTTAAACCTCGAATTTATACAAAAGTTTAAAGGTTATGAAAATGCGGTTATTGAATGGGATATTTCAGAATTGCCAGAAATGCAAACGGATATGAAAATGATGTCGGAATGGATTAATTCAGTTCCTTTGACATTAAACGAAAGACGCGAAGTATTTAACTATGAAGAAATAGACGACGAGATGATGAATGAAGTTTATATTCCAAATGGAATAACAAATATTAACGACCCAAGTCTAAACGATATGCAAGGAAATGGACAAACTACGTTATAGACAAGAAATACAAGCCTATCGAATTGTAAGGCGTCATATATTAAAGATTGTAAATGCTATTCCATTTAATAATATGGCTAAATTAACGTTTCAATCTTTGATTTATTCAAATGTTACAGAAACGCAAATAAAGGAAATGTATAAAGAAATTTACACAACTTTAATAAAACCACAATACAAAAGAAGTTTAGTAAAAGCTGAGATAGATTTTGAAATGATTATTAACCAGTGGTTAAATAGCAATGCAGGATTAAGAATTGTTTCAGTACATTCAACTTTAATTGAAAGTATTATAAAAGTAATTCAACAAGGGTATAATGATAATATAAGTGTTGCAGACATTACACGAAATTTACAAAATAAGTTCGGTTGGTATAAAGCACAAGCATTAAGGATTGCAAGGACTGAAACAACTACTGCAACTAATTACGCTACTGTTTTAGCGGCTCAAAATTCAGATTATCAATTAGAGAAAACGTGGATAAGCGTACAAGATAATAGAACTAGAAGACCGCCACATTCAATGTACGACCATTTAGATATGAATGGTGTAAAAGTAGATGCAAACAGTACATTTTTTACAAGTGGTGAAGAAATAGAATACCCGGGTGACCCAAATGCAAAAGCAGGGAATGTTATTAATTGCCGTTGTAAAGTGGTATTTACGATTAAAGAAGATGCAGACGGATTACCAATAAGAAAACAATAGAAATTATGAAAAAAGCAGATATTTATTTTAATGGAGAAATAATAAAAACGGTTGAATGTGATGGGGTGCATAGAGATATGTCAAACAATGCGACTATGTTAATTATAGAAAACAGCGATATGACATATAATTCAATAGCTGTAGTTCCTTTTAATCATTTGATAATTTTCACAGAAATAAAAGAAGAATAAAATAAAATAAAGTTTATTTAGACTAATTAAAAATAATTAATATATTTGTATTATGGAACAAGTATCATTCAAGCAATTATCATACGATTTAAAAGAATTAGACGAGGCTAAAGGCGTTGTAACTGCCTATGCAAATGCTTATAACAATAAGGATAGCGACGGGGATATAAGCGCGTTTGGCTCATTTGATAAAACAGTAACTGAAAACTTCAAACGTATTCGAGTATTAAAAGACCACAACCCTACTATGATGATAGGCGTTCCTTTGTCTATTAATACGAAAGATAGTTATGGATTGCTTACAACAAGTCAATTTAACATGAATAAGCCTTTAGGAAAGGATATGTTCACAGATGTTAAATTAATGCACGAAAGTGGTTTAAATGCTGAGTTGTCTATTGGCTATAAAGTAATGCAAAGGGATACAAAAAACAAAAGTATCATTAACGAATACAAATTAATGGAATACTCTTTTTTATCTTCTTGGGCGGCTAATGAATTAGCAACAGTACAAAATATAAAATCTATAAAATCGCATTACGGTTTAATGGAATTGATACAGAAATCATATAATTTGAAATATTCAGATGAACGTTTAAGACAAATTGAAACATTATTAAAAGCACTTGACAAAGAGCCGTCAGAAGATGACACTCCAGAAGATGAGCCGCTTTATTTAGAAACGTTAAAATCATTTACAAACTCTTTAATCCTTAAATAAAATGGACGAGAAATTATTAGCCGAATTGGCAAACATTAAAAGCGGTTTAGAAACAAAAACCACTTTAGAAGTTAAGACTGCATTAGATGCATTTGAAACTAAACTTTCTGCAACAAACAAAAATCAGTTTGAAACTGAATTAAAAGCTGCAACCGATGCACTAGCATTAAAATTTGCTACTGATTTAAAAGTAGTACAAGACCACGCGGATGTTTTGGACGTGAAACTTCAAGAAAAAGGCGCTTCAATTAAAAATGAAGATACTTTGGTTAAATCTATTACTGAAAACTTCAAAGGTATTTCAGAAGTTAGAAAAGGAAATGCATTCCAAACTAAAGCTGTTGGAGACATGACATTAGCTAATCTTTCAGGTGACCAACCTAGAGACTACAACTTTAATGTTGTAACTATTCCGGGACAAGCTGTAAATGTTTCTGATTTAGTTGGAAGTGTAAACATCTCAGGCGGTACTTATACTTTCCCTGTTGAAGGTGCTGGAGAAGGCGCAATCGCTACGCAAACAGAAGGTTCTTCTAAAGCACAGAGAGATTACGACTTTACAATGGTTGACGTAAACACTGACTTCATTGCAGGTTT